TTGCTTTCCTCTGAGAGTCGGCCATCTTGCTGTCACAAATGATATTGTAAGTGTCAGTAAGTTTGAGACAAGAACGATTATAAGGTTGTAGCTGTTTTCTGAACAGTTGAGCGTCGCCTGCTGTGCGGGGGTCGGTGAGTCCAGGAGGACTCTTTTGGATCCCTTAGATTCCCCATAGATTGTCATGCATTGTACGGGTAAGTACAGGATATTCAATGTGGTGTTGATCCATCCAGAGTTGGATGTTATAGATCATATTATCCAGCCACTGTATATCTGCAATTTCCCCATTATGCAAGAGTAGTCTTAGAGACAAAAGCTTCTGGTACAAGACCATGGGCGATGATGCTCGTCGTACAGGATTAACCACAACACCTTTAATCTTTGCAGAATTGTAAATGCCAATGTATTTTCCGTTTCTTACTGAAATAGTCATACCACAAAATGAGGCACCTGCCAGAGACTGATGTGTTTTCACGTTCTCAGGCTTTACCCACATTCCAAAATGCGTGCGATACATCTCTATGATAAAAGAAGGGTCGGGAGGAAAATTAACCTCTATTCCGTTAGCCTCTATTCTCTTATATGCACAAAGTCTGTCGTCGCCATAGCAGATTGATTTGTAGGCCTCCCTAACCTGTGAAGGTAGAGGAGTGGTTCCAGTCTGGGTTTTAATCCAGAGAGCGGTCTCATATGCTGTTAAGATGGTATTAACTATACAGTTGTCAGCACTGGTGGAAAACTGTCCAGAGGGGTTGCCCCCTTGAACATAGATTATATCACCACCAGGTAGTAGGCAAAATTTCTCTACAAGATTATCTGTGTACCAATCAGAAAGTTTCTTATCCTCAGGAGTCATGACTCTAAACCGATCACGAAGAAGGCGAGCAGCCCTCAACACAAAAGAAGGTATAGTGCCATCAAACCGAGTCCAATCAAGCTCTCCAAAGATTTCCATTCCTTCCTCGAGTCGGGACAGTCGTATATCCAAGCCGCCATAAAAAGGACTCCAGCCAACCTGCGCTTCTTTAGTGCAGGTTTTCTCCTTCATCCTCATATTTTGTTCCTGGTCCAACATCGCTCCAACACGAGTTACGAAAGGATCTGTACACATTATCATGCGGAGATCATTAGCCTCAACCTTGTCCTTCTTCAGCACTTCATCTTTTATGAAAGAAGACCAGATTGGTCTGAAAGAATAGTTACTTTCACGTAAAGATCTATAGGAATGCAGGTATCCGGAGAGACCCTCATCCTTAAGATATTCACGTTCAGTAGCCCACTTCTTTCTTTTTGGGTACGCTGGAGTTGAGTCAATATTTTTGATTGTATGCTCAAGTTTGGTCATGCGACTGCCTGTGAAGTACGAATACTCCATCTCAGCAAGACACATTGCAACCCCGAAGCACTCCTCATCAATTTTCTCAGGTTTAGCATACTCAAATTTTTCTAACATTTTGGTGATTGCTAGAGAAGTCCATTGTGCAGCAACATAGTTTGTTTCCACAGGTGTTACGAAACGGTTATGCCATTCGCATGTTACAAGTTTTTGTTTTTCAGTAACGGAGAAGATAGGAATTGTACCTTGATAATGTTGTTCAGGTACAATAGCAGGCCCTTCGGTGTTTACGTTTTTGGGCCAGTTCCAGGGGCAGAAGCAGTCGGTACAGCAGGTTTTTGGTTTTTCTTCTTGCCTTTTCCTGATTGATTGGAGGGTGTAGGTTGTGCGCTGGCTTTCTGAGTCGACTTTGGCTTCACCCCTAAAAAAGGGACCGCAGGGGTCTCTTTTTCGGATTTTCCACCAAGATGTCTAAACTCAAACATTTTCCAGTAGTTACCCCACTCTGCATGATCTTTCAGGTGTTTAGCATGTTCTGCTGAAAGTTCTGGGTTCTTTAAATGAGTATAATAAAGATGGCCCAGTGGTACCGTTGTTGCCTCTGCACAGACAGGACATACTTTTAGATTAGCAGCCTTACATGATGGATTCTGAATATTATGTTGTCGGAAGTCTTTAGTCTCTACTTTGCAGTGGTTACACTTTGACTGTTCCTCTAGCAATGCTGGTTCAAAGGTTTTTAAGCCATTAAGCACCGACCAGAACACTTCATTGTCATTTTCCTCAGTTTTTATCTGAAGTCCAGTCTTTTTGAAGGTTTCGGTGGTTACTTTTTCACCAGTAGAGGTAGCGGTTTCAGGCGTCTTTACAGCAATGTTATTTAAAACAATCGCTGTTCCGTCATCACCCTTAACTACTGCCTTTGCATTTTTCCAGGGGAAAGTTTCAAGTTTTTCCAGAACTGCAATAGCCGAGTCGACTCCCTTCACTTCCAAGTTACTAACCTCTTGGGTCCATAGCTTGTCATCAGTGTTTTCCAGTATGACTGATCTAACTCTCACAACTTGATCTTTAAAACGTTGGAGATTTTGTCTTTCCTTGTCTTCTGCCGTTTTTGTGCGTTCCTTCAGAATGGTCATTTCAGTTTCAATCATCTTAAACCTATTGTTAAAATCTTTAGTAAGATTTTCCAGAATGTTTTTAAAATCTACAATAGGCATCGTAGAGTCTTTAGCAGTTGTTTGATGCTGAAGTTCTTGTTTTAATGAGTCTACTTCTCCTGAGAGAGAGCGAACACGTTCTTCTAGAGCAAGCCGATGTTCTACCTGAGATCGAATTTTCCTAGCGCCTTTAGCAAGCTTCTTGCGCTTGGTACGTT